ACTGTTCCCAAAGGAAATTCATCTTATATGTTGGATTTCAACTGTGAGGGATACAAATCTCTCAAAAGCTCTGATGAAATCAATCGTGATGGAAAGAGTTTTTATCTTTCCAGAAACTTTCTTAATGAGAAAAAAGAGAGTTCTCCTTCCAACAAAGAAAAAATTCCTTTTGAAGAAAAGAAATTCTCATTGAATGGAGCCGAAGTTTTGATTTCATGTGTTCTGACAGACACTGGTTCTTATATGTGTAATACATATTCAGCTACTTTTGGATTATTACAATCCGCTAAATCCATTAAGAAAGACGGAAAGACTTATCGTATTATTAATGGAAAGTTTCTCAATGTCACTGATTTGGAGAGAAATGAAGTTTCAGCTCTCTTTGACAGAGAAGATGGATTTCCTGGATCTGTCAAATTGACAATCCAGGGAAAGGATACTTCTTCTGGTGGTTTGATTATCAATCCAGAAATTTTCGAAGGGAAAACTTTTCCTGTGAATGGTTTTATTTGTTTGATTGACAACAGACCTTGGAGAATTACTCAAAATTCTCGTGGCATTTGGTCTAATGTGGTTTCTTCTGGTGAAATATTTGAAATTTTTAGAGCTTTGAGACGCTCAAGAGATGATGAAAAAGTTTAATTGTCTCACGCTTAATGGAGGGATATTGCTTTTATCGGGACCCTACCAGTTGTATCAACAAAGTGTTGATTTGAGAGTTCTTTGAATTTTTTTTAAGATGATTACTGTTTTTGCTGCTTAATATGTTATAAGAATATATCGTTGTATGATAGTTCTTGACATTTTAAAGTGAATACTTTAACAATTTTGAAATGATAAGATGAATTTCTTAATAATATACTTTTATTTATTACCCTATTTTATATACATTTCACCATAAAAATTATTTTTTTAATAATATTTAGGTCTTGTTTTTATAATTTAATTCAATTTATATATATATATTAAAAAATTGAATTAAATTTTATATATTTATTAATTATAATAATGTCAATTTTCAATACATTTAAGCCATTAATTTTTAAATTAAATGAAAGCACATTTAATATAAAAGATATAGATTATAATATTGAATTCAGTAATGATAATTCATATCCATTACTTAAATTAGGTTATAATCATTTTATCTTACAAAATTTACATAAATATAATACTGATGGATTAAAAAAGAATGAAAATATAAGTAATTTAAAATATATTACAGAACCATTTACAATTAAAGAATTCACATCAAGAGAAGAAAAAAAAACTTCAATAATAGATAATGTAAATAATTTAATTAATTCAATTGATAAGAATATTCCTAAAGTGGATAATAATTATTTTACTCAATTATGGGAAATGATTTTATATTTTGATTTACTTTCAGATAAAAGTGTAAAAGTTATTAATATAACAGATAGTAATTCTTATTTTATTGAAAGTTGTATAATATATAGATTATTAATTAATAGTAAATTAGATAAAGATGAATTTATTGTTGATGATACAGAAAATAATTTTGTTAAATATTTTAAAAAAAATATTAATAATAAATACTCAAAAAATAGTATAGATTTAATAACAACAGAAATTCATAATATTGAAGGAGATAAAATTCTTTCAGAACAAAAATCATTTAAAACTATTTTAGACCATATTTATACTATTTTAGACTCCCAAAGTGATGGAGGTGATTTAGTATTAAAGATATATGATAATTATACATATGTATCATTAAATATGATTGAATTTATTAAAAGTTTTTATGATGAAGCGTATATTTGTAAGCCTTTTACAAGTTTAAGTGTTAATTCAGAAAAATATTTAATATGTAAAAATTTTAAAAAATCAAAAGTTTCAAAAGATGTAATGGAAAATATTAAAAAAATAATAAAAACAATGAATGATAATAAAGATTATAATATATATTATTTATTAGAAAATTTAGAAATTAATGATAGTAATATTAAGTTATATAAAGAAATAAGTAATAAAATTTCTCAACATCAATATATTGGAATTAATAATATGTTTGAATATTTGAATTTAGAAAATAAATTTGGTTCAGAATTTCATGAAATTTTAAATAAATATGACAATGCTACTGAATTTTGGTCTTCAGTATTTTTAAATAAGAAAAATTTTGATAATATTAAATATTTAAATTCTAAAAAAAAATCTTCTAAAGGTGGTAAAACATCTAAAAAGACTACAAAAGCTAAAAAATAATTTATTTAAAATATTTTTATTTATATTAAATTATTCATCAATTATTTTTATAATTCCATTATTTATATATTTAATTAATTGTTGATTTGTTAAATCAAGAGAAATTATTTTTCTATTTTCATTTATATATTCATTATAATTATAATAAAATATATCATTAATTTTATTTATTACAATATATTTATTATTTATATATTCTATTATAAATTTTTTTGGTAAATTTTTAATTTTTTCTTTTATAATATTTTGTTTCATACTATATTCTAATAATGTATTCATTTATTTTATATTATTTTTATATATTTTCAATTTTTATTTTATAATTTTATAATTTTATATTATAAATGATTAATTCTGAAGTAATTTTACAATGTATTTTAATACTATTCACTTTTACATTATTTTATACATATAAAAATGATTTTAATGTATTCTTACTAACCTTATTACTTATTTACAAGTGCTTTATGGTGTTATACATTTATTAATGAACTTACAAATACTTGGTCTAATAAAATTAATAAAACTGTTGAGAATATTGAAAATATAGTTGGAAATAAAGCAAGTGTATTAACAGATAGATTGTTAAATAATTAAAAAAATTGAAATATTTTTAATTTAATGGTTAAACAAAAATAAAATGTCAATTTGTTCTATTTGTGTAAAAAACTCTAATTTAAACTGTCCTTGTGGAATAGTTTATTGTTCTAAAGATTGTCAAAAAAAAGATTTTGAAAAACATAAAAGAATATGTAATATTTATATTGAAAAAATAATGAAAAAAATAGAAAATAATTTTGATTTAATTAAAAAACATCCATCTATTGTTTTGGATAGTGGAAGATTAAAAAAAATATCTGGAGAATTAGATGAAAATGATTTTAAAGATAAATGGAATTCAAATTTTTTAATTAATGATAATAATAATAATCATCAACAAATTAATAAATCTACTTTAAAAAAAGATGTCTTAATAAAATCAGCTGAAATAATTTTAAATTGTTTTTTACAATATAAAGAAACTGAACTATTTATATTAGAAACTTTTTGTGGAAATTGTATTGCTTCTAAGACAATTTTTGATTTAATTTCTGATAAGTTTTTAACTTTAACTATAAAACCAACTGATGTAATAAATTTTATTAAAATTGATTTACCAAATTATTACCTGTCTTTTGATGAATTAAATGCTTTAGAAAGTGTAAAAAAATATTATAATACATCAAATATTTTATTAATGATTTCACCACCTCCTGGTTTAAATTATTGTGATTATTTTTCATTACAATTTTTTATTGAAAAATCAAATTCAAAATATATAATTTTTATTGGAGAACTGGGTGCATCTGATGGTTCTCAAGGTTTGTATGACTATTTAATAAATAATAATAATTTAATTTTATTGGTAAGAGAAATATTAGATACATATATACATAATCATATGTTTAATGACTTGTGTGAAAAAGAATTGTTTATATTTAAAATTATTTAATATTATTAATATTAATTAATATATTAATATATTTTTGTATAATATTATCATTATTTTTATATTTGTTTGTATTGTCCAATCCATACAAATCTTTTATTGTGTTTGTTGTTTCATTATAATATTTTTTACAATTATTTTTATTATTAACAATAAATTTTTTATTTTTTTCGTTTATTAATACAGAATCAATAAATATATCAAATATTTTATTAAAATTAAAATAAAAGGAATTATCTTTTGAAAAACTTGAAAAGATATATTGTAAATCTATATTATTAATTTCTTTTTTATTAATATCATTAATATGTTTTATTAAATTACTCTTTTTTATTAATAAATTCATATATTTTTTAATCTTATCATAAAAAATTATTAAATTAATGTTAAAATTAACAGTTTTAATATCTTTTAAAATATTTTTTTCTAATTTTATTAATTTAAAAAAACTAAAAATTAATAAATAATACTCATATTGGTCTATAAATTCAACACTTAATATTTTGAATATCTTTAAAAATATATTATTATATTCTTTAAATTTATTATTATTTTTTGATACTTTATATATTTTTAATATTTCAATTAAAATATCTTTTGAAAACATATTATTTATTAAATCTATTTCATCATAAATATTTTTTATAAAGATTTTTTTATATTCTTCTTTATCATATTCAAATATATTTTTTATATTTAAAACAATATCATTCATTTATATAATAATTTAATAATTTACTATTATATAATATTTATGAATGAGAAAAATAAATATTTTATCCAATGTTCTTATGGTTAAATAATAGATAAATATACAATATTAAAAATAAAACTTTCTAAATCTACTGATGAATTACAAAAATATTAAAGAATTAAAAATAAATAAAACTAAATTTAGATATTTTACCAAATAGTATTAAAAAATTATGTATTGATAATTATAAAAAAGAATTAAATAATCTTCCAAATTCAATTGAATATTTAGAATTACAAAATTATAATTTAAAAATAAAAAAAATTTCTAAAAATCTTAAAATTATTAAATGTGATACAAATTATAAATATATTGATGATTTTAAAGATTATCAAGTTATAACATATTAAAAATTGAAAAATTTATTTATATATAAAATTTAATAAATAAAAATGGAAAATAATTACTGGATTGTAAAAGATTGGTTAATATTTAAACCAGAATTTAATGAAGAATTAGATGAATATTATAGTGTAATAAATAAGTATAAAAAAATTATGTTTAGTAATTATAATGACCCTTTAATAGCAATTAAAACAAATAATGAATGGAATAGAGAATATTTAAATAATTATTTTAAAAATATATTTAATCAAAAAATAGATTTATCAAATAATATTAATTTAACACATTTAACTTTTGGATATGATTTTAATCAAGAAATAGATTTATTAAATAATATTAATTTAACACATTTAACTTTTGGAGATTATTTTAATCAAGAAATAGATTTATCAAATAATATTAATTTAACACATTTAACTTTTGGAAATAGATTTGATCAAGAAATAAATTTATTAAATAATATAAATTTAACACATTTAACTTTTAAATATAAATTTAATCAAAAAATAGATTTATCAAATAATAAAAATTTAACACATTTAACTTTAGGAAATTATTTTAATCAAGAAATAGATTTGTCAAATAATAAAAATTTAACACATTTAACTTTAGGAAATTATTTTAATCAAGAAATAGATTTGTCAAATAATATAAATTTAACATATTTAACTTTTGGATTTTATTTTAATCAAAAAATAGATTTATCAAATAATATAAATTTAACACATTTAACTTTTGGATATTATTTTGATCAAGAAATAAATGTATCAAATAATAAAAATTTAACACATTTAACTTTTAGATGCTTTTTTAATCAAGAAATATATTTATTAAATAATATTAATTTAACACATTTAACTTTTGGATATAATTTTAATCAAGAAATATTCATTCCATTAAATGTTAAAAGTTTAAAAATGAATAATTGTAATAATCAATATATAATAGATAATTTAACTAATAATATTGAAGAATTAAAAATATTTGGAACTAATTTAAACTTAGATAATTTGCCAAATAGTGTTAAAAAAATATATATTAATAATTATAAAAAAGAATTAAATAACCTTCCTAATTCAATTGAATATTTAGAATTAAAATATTATAAATTAAAAATTAAAAAATTTCCTAAAAATCTTAAAACAATTGAATGTTATAAAAATTATAAATATATTGATGATTTTAAAAATTATGAAGTTATTGCTTTTTAATAAAAATTGAAAATTTATTTATATATTTATTAAAATAATAAAAAATGGAAAATAATTACTGGATTGTAGATAATTGGTTAATATTTAAACCTGAATTTAATGATAAATTAGATGAATATTATGATATGATTAATAAATATAGTAAAATAATATTTAGTAATTATAATGACCCAATTATTGCTATTGAATATAATAATTGTTATAATGATAAATATTGTGATAATTATATTTACAGTATTTTTAATAATGAAATAGATTTATCAAATAATAATAATTTAACTGATTTATATTTAGGACATGATTTTAATAATAATATAAATTTATTAAATAATAATAAATTACAGAATTTAATATTTTCTCAAAATTTTGACAAAGAATTAAATTTATCAAATAATATTAATCTTTTAAAATTAGAAATTGGTTTTAATTTTAAACAAAAACTTGATTTAACTAAAAATATTGCTTTAGAAATATTATTAATTAGAGGAATTGATAATGAAATAGATTTATCAAATAATATTAAATTAAAAGATATTTGTATGTATAATTATAATTATTCATTAGATTTAACAAATCATATTAACTTAGAATGTTTAGCATTAGGTTCTTTTAATAATGATTTATATTTACCAAATAATAATATATTAAAAACTTTATCATTTGGTATTAATTTTAAAAAACCAATTATTATACCTTTATCAGTTAATAAAATATCTCTGTGTTCTAATAATCAATATTTAATTGATAATTTACATAATAATATTAAAGAATTAATTCTTAGTGTTAATAATATAAATTTGGATAATTTACCAAATAGTATTAAAAAATTATATTTTTATTCTTATAATAAAGAATTAAATAATCTTCCTAATTCAATTGAATATTTAGAGTTTGATTGTTATAATTTTAAAATAAAAAATTTACCTAAAAATCTTAAAACAATAAAATGTAATAAAAATTATCTATATATTGATGATTTTAAAGATTATGAAATTATTACATATAAATAAAATAAATTAATATTTTTTTTTATATTTAATAATTTAATATTTTTATATGAAAAATTATTATTAAAATTATATTTATTTGTATAAATATTTAAAACTGCCAAATCATATATCTTTAATATTATACCCAATACAATTTAAAATTACATTAAATATAAAAACACTTGATACATATAATTTAATACATACAATACATAACAACAAATAACACCATAAAGGTGTTGTCGTTACTTATTTAACTTTTAAATATTGTTGGATATTCATTTTTAACTTTCTTTTCAATCCTATTCTAGGAGTGCTGGTGAAATGTTTTATTTGATGATTTCTATTACTCATATCACCTATAAATATTGATACATTAATTCCATATTTTTTTCATTAAATTATCTTCACTTTTTTTTCTATTTAAATATGAATACCATTTATATTTTTTGCTTTTTAATATTCCTGTTTTATTTTTATTAACTAAATTAAAATCTTTGGATGGATGAGATGGATGGTGATTAAAATCTTTTCCATTTAATCCACAATTCTTACATAATGCTAAATAATCTTTTCTAATAAAAGGACAATCGGTATAATTTTTGTGATTTAAAAATTCACCTTTAATTTTAGCACAAAGAAAACAACATTCCTTACTTGAATATGTTTCGTGGTGATCTTTAATATTTCCGCTTTTATGTTTAATAAATTTTTCATTATCTAATTGAATATAACCACAATCAACACACCAAACCATTTTAGTTTTTTAAATTTCTTAAAATTTAATTAATTAATTAAAGATTAAAAAAATCAATTTTTATTTGGGTAAATTTTAAATAAAATTTATAAAATATTAAAATAATATGATGAAAATTAATAAAAAATCGAATCAAATGAATATTAATAATAATGAATTTAATATTATTTTAAAACCACATCAAAAATCATTAATATATAAAGCTTTACAAATAGATGGAAAATTTAATAATAAAGAATTTAAATATGGTATGTTTTCAGACCCTCCAGGAACTGGCAAAACATTTGTTATTTTAGCATTAATATATTTTATAAAATTATTTGAGAATAAAAGAGAGAATTGTTTTTTAATAGTAGTTCCACATAATATATTTTCTCAATGGATTGAATCAATAAATAAAATTTATAAAAATGAAATAAAATGTAAATTTATTTCAGAAAATAAAGATATTAATGCTTTATATAATGATAAATATGTTTTAATGGATAATGATATTATTTTAATAACACCTGTATTATACATTTCATTGGTTCAAGCTATATCATATCACAATTTTTATTTTCGTTCAGTTTTTTTTGATGAAATAGATACAATACAAAATCTTTTAAAACATAATATATTAACTCAAATGGTTTGGTTTATTTCAGCATCCATACATTCTATTTTTGATGAAAATAATTTAAGTTTCACAATAGGTTCATATAATTTATATTTACCTAATCTAAAACAAAATGATTGTTCTTGTGAAATAAAATATATTAAAAAATGTATGAAAATTAAACCACCCAATTACAAAAAGTTTATTTGTAAAAATAAATATGTTGATAATATATTTTCTAAATTTTGTCAAAAACAAACAATGAATGGAATTAACACACATCATTATAATATTTTAACTAAAGAATGTGGTAATGTTGATTTAAATTCTTATAAAGATGTTCTATCAAATTTATATTCCAATTCTATTAAATTAATGTCATCCAAATTAGAAAGTATTACTGAAACAGAAAAATATATTAAATTTAATAATAATGGTAATAAAGAAAGTCATATTATTAGCAAAAATAAATTAGTAGCAGAACATCAAGAATTAAAAGCATTGACAGATATTTTAAAAAATTTATTTTTTAATAATTTAATTTGTGTTAAATGTTTTAATAATATTCAAGATATGGAATTAGAAAATGAGTATAAAAATAATAGTATTGATTATTATATAACACCAAATAATGATAATATATGTAATGAATGTATTTATGAATTAATAAAATATAATGAAGATATAGATGATACAAAAATAAAAATAGAATATATTGGAAGTGATAAAATTTATAGAAAAGATGAATTAACTTCTCTTCAAATTAATAAAAATAATAATGAATTTATAAATTTAGATAAGATGGTTATATTAAAAGATATTTTAGATTTATGTAAAAATAAAATAATATTATATTGTTCAACCAGAAAAGAATTAAATAATTATTTAGAAAATTATTATAATGAAAAAATATTTAGTTATTTAGAATTAAATGGTGGTAATATTGAAGATTTAACTAATATTGTAAATGAATTTAAAAATAATAATACAATTAAATTATTATTTATTAATGACTTGAGTTTATCAAATGGTTTGAATTTAGAATTTGTTGATGATTTAATACTATTTAATTATTTGGAACCTAAAACATTAGACCAAGTAATTGGGAGAGTTTTAAGATATCCAAGAACAAAAAAACTTAATATTTATCAATTATTATATAAAAATGAAAATTATTAAGTAAAATATTTAACAGGTTTAGAATAAAAACTAAAATTAGGAACACTGTAAATAGCAAAACCCAATTTTTTTTCCCAATTATTACTATTATTTTTTAATTTTTCTTCTTTTAATTCATTTGTTAAAGTTTCTTTATTAAAATATTTATTAGGTGAATTATATTTGTGATATTTACTTGGTTTTGTATTAAAATTTTTAAATAATGTATTTCGTCCTCTAAAGTTTTTCCTTTGAGTATTTCTTTCACTAAAGACTTTTCTTTGAGTATTTCTTTTATAATAATTATTTTTAAAATCTTGTGTTAATCCAGGAGGTGATAAATTCATATTTAAATAGTTTTGTTGTTTTATAATGATTAAATATAGTAATTTTCAATTTTTATTTAAAAATTGATTTCTGATAAATATTAACATATTTTAATAATAAATAAGAATAGAAATAATATTTGGAGATGGTAGTGAAAATAATACAAGAATAAAATTATTAGGAACATTAAAAAAAGTTTAAAATTTTCTGTTGATAATTTAAATAAATCAAAAAAATATTTTTATAAAAAGAGTTTAAAACAGAGTATTTTAATTTAAATATTAAAAATAAAAAAGCGTGTGTGTTAATTATAAGAAATTATATTGATGAAAAAAACAAATAAAAATATATAATGAATTAATTAAATTAGGATAAAAATATTATGATACAAGAACTAATATTGTTTTGTTTAAAAAAATAAAACAAGAAACAGATTATGAAAATAAAATTTATTAACATTGTAAAGTATATGATGAAATTACAATATTAGTGAATTATCAGATGATTAATTTTTATTAAATTTTCATTTTAAGAATAAATTCATCATCAGATAATTCTTCAACACAAGTTAATTTATCATTAAGTATTAATTCAACAATTTGATTAATAATATATATGTCTTTTTTTAATTTTAATGTTTCACCAGTTCGAATATTAATAATAATTCCATTTTTATCACCATAATTTTCTTTTAATTTGCTATTTATCCATAACCAATAATAAATAATTATTTGTAATTTGTGTTCTATAGTTATAGTTGATACACATTTAAATTCATAAATATTATCATTATCAAAAGCATCAATTCTTCCAGCAATTCTTATTTCACCAAAATCTTTATGTTTATAAATAAAAAAATTTTCATCTAAATCATCATCATTTGTTATTTTATATTCAAAAAATAAATTATCACTTTTAATAAATTCCAAATTATTTAAACATTTATCAACTTGAGAATTATCAATCCAATTATAATTTTTAATACTTGCTATTTTAGAATGAAGATTATTTTGTAAAGCATTATAAACATTTGACACTTTTAAATAATCAGATATATTTTTACAAGGAATATTAATTTTGCCAGCATATTTTTGAATATCATTATTGTTTTGTATATGTTCCATTACATAATATTCAATAGTGCTAAGATTTCCATCATTTGAAATAACCTTTTCATAAACACTTGGAATAGCTAAACCATTAATTTCTGAAACTTCTTCATAATTATCTTTAGATGTCTCAACTTTTGATTTAATATCAATATCATTAATACAATCATAAACTGTTTCAAATAAATTATTAGTTAAACTAATTAAATTTTGTAATGATGTTGATGATAAAAATTTAACTAATTCACTAACATTCTTTTTAACAAAATTATCATTATTAAAAACTTTTTTTTCTTTTATTTCCATATTTTTATTAGATTTAATAATATTAACATAATTATCAATATATAAATTATTTAAATCTAAAAATGGTAAAGGAGCATTTCGTTCATCTTGAATAAGAATTAATTTTTCTTTTGTTCTACTAATAGCTACAAAAATTGTATTAGGACATCTATCGTTTTTAAGATTTTTTCCATAAAATTTAAAGTATGTATCATCAAATCCATAAACAATAACTACTTTAGCTTCTCTTCCTTTACTTTGATGATAACTAATAATTAATATTTTATTATTAATAACATCTTCATCAAGTTTAGCTTCATCACTGATAGGTGTCATACAGGGTATATTTTGTTTAGTAAGATAATTTTCTAATTTTTTAAAGGGTGCATTATCTGAACGGATACTTGGAACTAATATAAAAAAGTCATTAGGTTTATAATTTTCTTCATTAATCATTTTTTTAATTTGTAATCCAATTTTTTTATAAATATTAAAAGTATTTGCTATATGATAATCTATTTTAGGTCCATCTTTAATAGTTTGTATATTAGCATATCTATTAACACAATTATTAATAAACCAACCTACCTTATGGGTTAAACGAAAACTAACATTAAGAGTTTTCTTTAAAAATGATTTATTCCAAATTGAATCACCTAATGTTAAAAATTGTGATGAAGCATTCTTAAAATTATATATACATTGTTTTGGGTCTCCTAATAAAATAATTTGTGAATTAAAACTATTCGTATCTTTAATAAATTTTTGAATTATATCAAAATATATTTTAATCATATCTTGTGTTTCATCAATTATAAAAATATCTATTGGTTTAATATTTTTACTTAATTTATTATCATTTTTAATGATTTTACTAATATGTTCATCATCATAACCTGAATTATCATAATAATTAGTAACTAATGAATGATAACTATGAACTTCACAATTTTTAAAATTTTTATTTTTAATTTTTTCTCTTACTTCTGTTTTTAACATTGAATTATAAGTTAAAAGAAAGATTTGTTTTTCTTTATTTTCATAACATAACATTAAAGATGTTGTAGTTTTTCCTGCTCCAGGATTGCTATTAATTAACATATTTTCTTTGCAGTGAATAATTTCATTTTGTTCTTCTGTTTTATTAACATTCATATTATAATAATTTTATTATGATAATAAATTTAATTAAAAAAATCAACAACAAAAAAAATTTTTTATTAAATTTATAAATGAAAAAGGTTTTTTTATTATTTTATCAGGAATATTTTTATCATTTTTTTCAACATTAATATTAATATTTTTATTAATTTTAGGAACAATAATATTAACAGATATTTTATTATTATAATTTAACATATCATTAAAACATAATTTAACTAAAGTTTCTTGATTAAAATAATTAATATTTTCACAAGTATAATCATAACTATTTTTAATATTTTCATTAAATATTAGTTGTTTATTTAAATTATATAATTTTAAATTGGCTATATTATTAAAATAAATTGCTAATTTTTGTATTTTATCAAAATCATTTAATTTAATATCATCAATTTCATTATTTAAAATTTTATAAGAACAAATATGACTAAAATTATCATTATTGTCATATGTAGCGTTAAATTTTTCAGTATTTATTTTAATATGTGTTTTATGTCTTAAAATAGGATGTTCTGTAATAATATAATTAAAATAATTATAATATCTAATAGATGTTATATTAATTTTTAAAAAATTTCTTATTATACAAATATTAAAATTAATTATAATTAAACAAGGTTTGGATTCTAAATTATTAAATGTTTTAATATTTCCACCAATAAATAAATCTTTATTACATTGGTTTTTATTAAAAAAATATTTACAATTAAAATGACTTTTAACTTCATATTTTAAATCACAATCTAAACAAATATAATCACACCAAGGTAAATTATTTTTACCAGTATGTGAAAAGGTAGTTAATACTTTATTACATCTAAAACATTTAATTTTTAATAATTCAAAAATATAAGGACATAATGAAACCATTATGGAATAGTTAGAACCAAAAATAATCATTAAATTTTATTATTTAAATAAATTAAAAAATCAATTTTTATTATAAATATAATTATTTATATTTATATATTGTTAAAAATATATAATTTAGCATTTTTTTCCAATAAAATATAATTGTCTTATAGTATTATTTGTATCTAATACAACTCTTGTAACATTTTTATAAATACCATTTGAACTTGTTGTATTTAAATTAAATAATC